TAGTCCTCCATCTCACGCCCCCTCGATCGTCGCCTGCGCCTTTTCGCTCGCCGGGATGATCTCCAGCGCGTCCAGCAGCACGATCAGCGGGAGCACCGGTTCGACAATGCTCTTCGCCGCGTCGATCCCGTTGATCGCCACGCCCGACAGGCTGACGCCGTTGTGCCGCCCGCCCGTGTGCCAGCGCCACAGACGGCGGCTGTCCGCCAGCGTCACCTGCCGCCCCTCGTGCGCGGTGACCGTCCCGTAGTGCACGCCGGAGGCGTAGCAGCGGATGATGCATTTTTTCCCGATCACGTCGTCTCTCCTCTTGTGTGTGTCGGTTTGCGCGTCCGGCCCGGCAGGGCCGGACACTTGAAGATCAGGCCGCCCAGCGCGCGGCAGCGCGGCGGTACGCAGCCCACTCGCGGCGGATCGTGCGCAGCAGGTCGTCGCCGTCCGTCGCGGTCAGCGTGTTGCCCCGGCGGCCCAGCCCGGCGCACACCTGCGGGTCGGTCGGCAGGTGCAGCGCGCCCTCGCGGACGTAGCCGCCGCAGCGGGGAACCCAGTAGGTCCGGGACACGGCCTCGCCGGTCAGCGGGTCCACCGCGTTCAGCGTCACCTCGTTGGTGTCGGTCTTGCGGATCGTGGTCGCCATCGTCGTCTCTCCTCTCTGTGGGGCCTCGCCCCGTTTCCACGTTTCCAATATAGCGCAGCGCGCTGCCGATTGCAATCGGAACGCGCGCCATGCGCCAATTCAGCCGCCGTGCCGCAGCGCAGCGCACACAACGCTGCGGCCGCACCGCCGCCCCCTCCGCCGCCCCCGCCCGCCGCCGTTGATTCCAGCCTCGCAATACGGCAAAATCCCCAGACCCCACGCGGGAGCCACAGCGTGCCAAAAACCCGTCCCCTGACCAAATCCGCAGCAAACGCCGCAACCGGCCGCGCGCCAGCACGCACGCCGCACCACAACCCTGCCGCCAAACCACTCGACCACCGCGAGCGGCGATTCGTCGACGAGTTCCTGATCGACCTCAACCCACGCCGCGCCGCGCTCGCCGCAGGTTACAGCCGCACGATGGCGGCCAGCAAAGCGTACACCTGGGTCAGCAATGGTAAAACCAAGCCGCACGTGTACGCCGCAATCCAGCGCGCCCAGCAACTCCGCGCCGCGCGCACAGGCGTCACCGCCGATCGCGTCGTCGAGGAAATCGCAAAGATCGCGTTCGCCTCGATGCGGTCCTTCGTCCGTATCGACCGCGACGGCCAGCCGCAGATCGACCTCAGCGCCGCAGGCCCCGACGCTCTCGACGCTCTCGCCGAGGTGATCACCGAGACCGTCGTCGACGGCCAGTCGGCCGACAGCACCGGCGCCACAGTCCCGACTGTCCGCAGGACACGGATACGACTGCACGACAAACTGCGCGCGCTGCACGAACTCGCCGAGCACACCGGCGTATTCCGTGAACGCGACGAGCGTCAGGGCAACGCGGTCGCCCGCCTGATCGCCGAACTCCAGGCCGCCGGCCAGATGGGCTCCATGCGCCTGCGCCACGACCCGGCCGCACACGACGGCGCGGACGACACCGCATGACGATGCAGCGCCACCAGCCCGGATTCGCCGCCCCCGCGCCTGCCGCGCAGCCGCCCGTCACGCCGCAGACCGTGCCCGGCACCGAGGCCGAATTGCGCGCCTGCCTCGCCTCGTGGGACTGGCGGATCGGCAGCGGGCAGCTCTACTGGATCACGACCAAAGGCGACAGCGACAGCGACGCGCAGCCCGACGCCGCGCAGCCGTTCCGCCCCAACGCCGCGCAGGCGCTGCTGCTCGAAAACCTGCACACGCGAAATGTGATCCTGAAAGCGCGCCAACTCGGATTTTCGACCCTGATCGAAATTCTCGCGCTGGATCACGCACTGTTCGTCCCGAATCAGGAGGTCGTCATAATCGCGCAGACCGAGGCCGCCGCGTTCCGACTGTTCCGCAAGAAAGTCCTTTTCGCCTACGACCGGCTCCGGCCCGAGGTGCGGGACGCGATCCCGGCGCTGAAACGGTCGGCGAGCCAGATCGTATTCGCCAACGGATCGTCGATCGAGGTGACTACCAGCGCCCGCGGGGGAACGCCCCACTTCCTGCACATCTCCGAATTCGGCAAAATCGCGGCCACAGCCCCGAACAAGGCAGTCGAGATCACCACCGGATCGCTCCAGGGCGTCCCGCTGTCCGGATTCGTGTTTGTCGAGTCCACGGCCGAGGGTCAGGGCGGCGCGTTCTACGAGCTCTGCCAGCGCGCCCGGCGTCGCGCCGCCACCGAAGCGACCCAGCCCCTGTCCCCGGCCGAATACCGCTTTCACTTTTTCCCGTGGTGGATCGACCCCGGCTATCGGCTGCCGGTCGAGCACGCCAGACGCACCAGAATCAGCGCCGCCGAGCACGAGTATTTCGACACCGTGGAAGGCACCATGAACACGACGATCGACCTGCCGCAGCGCGCGTGGTATATCGCCAAACGCGACACCGAATTCGCCGCGACTCCCGACCTGCTGTGGCGCGAATACCCGGCCACACCCGACGAGTGCTGGCAAGCGTCCACGGAAGGAAAGTATCTGGCGGTTCCGCTGGCAATCGCGCGCCGCGAGCAGCGGATCGGCAGATTTCCCGTGCTCAGGCACGTTCCCGTCAACAGCTTCTGGGACCTGGGCGCGTCCGACGATACGGCAATCTGGCTGCACCAGCGCGTCGGACCGATGGACCGGTGGATACACTACCACGAGCAATCGGGCGCAGGTTATCTCCATTTCGTCCAATGGATGGAAGCGCACGGCTATCTGTGGGGGTCGCATTTCCTGCCTCACGACGCCAGCCAGACCCGGCAGGGCGTGGAGGCCACCACGTCGCCGCTGTCGATGCTGCGCGAAATGCGCCCGTCGTGGGACTGGCGCGTTGTGCCCCGCGTGTCGTCGGTGCAGCACGGAATCGACCTGCTCAGGACCGATTTCGCCACCTACTGTTTCGACGAGGAAGGCTGCAAGGAAGGCCTCTTGCACCTGGAGGCGTACTCCCGCGAGTGGAATACCCGCCTCCAGTGCTGGGCGGACTACCCGCGCCACGACGAGCACAGCCACGCGGCCGACGCGCTGCGCCAGAAAGCGCAGGGCTACGTGCCCGGCCACGATGCGGCCGGCCGGGCGGCGCACCGCACGCGTCCCGTCCGCCGCGCGACGGGGATGACCGCATGACCGCCGATCCTCTCATCCCAATCGTCGATCTGGCCAAGGTCCGGTTCTCGCACACGCACGCCGGTATCCGCGTGATCGGCACGTGGTATTACGACGTGCAGACGCGCGACCACGAGCCGTGTCTGGTGCTGCTGGACGCCTCCCGGCCGGTGCGCCGCGGCCGCGTGATTCCGGTCGTCGTCCCGCTCCGCGAGGCGTGGCGCTGGGCGCTGCACGACGGCGTCGGCGACCCGATCCACTGCGCCCGATCCGCCGACGAATGGATGGCGGCCGGCCTGCTGCCCGGCGAGCCCGGCAATCGCCGCGACCGGCTGCGCATCCTCAACGCGATCGACTCCCGCCTGCGCGACCTGCTGCTGATGCCGCCACGCCCGGCAGGCGGCCTGAAATCCCTCGCCACCGTCTCGATTCTCGACCCGGACACAGGCCGGGTGCTGCACGAGGAGGATTACAAGGCCGATGTTTGACCCCGAGAAATCGCGCAGCACGTCCGGTGGCTGGATCGAGTGGTCTGCCCGCCGCCCCCGCCAGCCCGGCGACGACATCATGGACCGCCTGTCGGTCAGGAGCCCGGCGCCGCGCGATGTGGAATCCGCGCTGGACAGCCACGACGCCAAGGCGCTGCACGCGCGGCTGATGGGCCACTACCAGCGCGAACTCGAACGCCAGGCCGAGAACCGGATGCAGATGGCCGTGGACGAGGACTTCTACGATCACCGCCAATACAGCGACGAGGATCTGGCAATCCTCGCCGAGCGCGGGCAGGCGGCGCTGACGTTCAACCTCATCCAGACCTCGGTCAACTGGCTGATCGGCATCGAACGGCGCACAAAGAAGGATTTCCGCATCCTGCCCCGCAAGCGGGATGGCCAGCAAGCGGCGGAGCGCAAAACGCAGCTGCTGTTTCACGTCCGCGACGAGAACCGCTCCGATTTCGAGTGGTCCGACGCATTCGCCAGCGCGGTGAAGACAGGGCTGGGCTGGATGGAGTGCGCGAGGGGCAATCCCGACGACGGGACGATCCTCTACGAGCGCGCCGAGAACTGGCGCGCGATGCTGTGGGACTCGACCGCGATCCGCTACGATCTCCAGGATGCCCGGTATGTCAGCCGCACCAAATGGGTCGACCTCGATCTGGCCTCGTCCCTGTGGTGGAACCGGCGCGGCGTGCTGGAAACGTCCGCCCGGTCGCAGACCCTCGGCGTGTCGACCGTGGACGCCCTCGGCGACGACGTGATGGACGCGATCGAACTGGAGCACTTTCAGGCGATCGGCCGAAGCCACGGCCGGGATGCCGTCGCGGCCGTGCGGGATCGGGTGCGCATCATCGAGATGTGGTTCAGGATGCCGGTCGAGGCGAAAATCATGCGCGGCGGGCAATTCCATGGCGAGCTGTTCGACGAATGGTCGCCCGGCCACGTCAGCGACCTGATCGCGGAGCGCGCCACGCTGGCCACCCGGCCGATGCAGGTCGTCCACGTGGCGCTGATGACCGACGCCGGTTTTCTGGATGTTCGCCGCAGCCCCTACCGGCACAACCGGTTTCCCTTCACGCCGGTATGGGGGTATCGCCGCGCCCGCGACGGGATGCCGTACGGCGTGATCCGTGGCATCCGCGACCCGCAGCGCGACTTCAACCGGCGGTTTTCCAAGGCGCTGCACCACCTGAGCGCCAAGACGGTGCTGGTCGAGCAGGGTGCGGTGGACGACATCGAGACGCTGCGCAACGAGGCCGCGCGGCCGGATGCGGTGATCGAATACAAGCCGGGCCGCCCGCCGCCCGCCATTCAGGCCGACCTGGCTGTGGGGCAGGCGCACGTCGAACTGATGGAGATCGACCGGCGGCTGATCCAGCAGGTAGGCGGCGTCACCGACGAGAACCTCGGGCGCAAGACGAATGCGACCTCCGGTATTGCGATCCAGCGGCGGCAGGAGCAGGGCGCGCTGGCGACCGATCTGTTCTTCGACAATCTGAGGCGGTCCAGACTGGCGCAGGGCGAGAAGCTGCTTGTCCTGATCGAGCAGTATTACAGCGAAGCCGACGAAATCCGCGTGATCGACAGTCGGGGCAACACGCAGTTCGCGCCGATCAACGATGGGGCGCCCGAAAACGCGATCGCGGCGCACAAGGCCGATTTTGTCATCAGCGAGGAGGAATGGCGCGTGTCGGCGCGGCAGTCGCAGGCCGCGCTGATCCTCGAACTGGCGCAGCAACTGGCCGCGACCGCGCCGCAGCTGGTGATCGGCATCCTTGATCTGGTTGTCGAGATGCTGGACGTGCCGCGCGGCAGCGAACTGGTCAAGCGCATCCGGCAGATTACCGGTGCAGCCGATCCCGACGCCGACCCGAACAACCCTGACCCCGAAACGGTGGCGATGCAGGCGCAGAAGGCGGCGCAGGACCAGATGCAGCAGCGCAGGGCCGAAGCCGAGATCGCGGAGAAGGAAGGCCGCGCGGCCAAGGCGCTTGCCGACGCCAGAAAGGTGGAGCAATCGCTGTCTGCCGACCGGATTGCCGAACTCACGGCCGCGCTGGAAGCGGCGATCAGGATCGCCGGAGCGCCTGCGGTCGCGGCCGCCACGGATCGCGTGCTGATGGAAGCCCGCGTGGCGGCCGGGCAGTCGCCCGACCCCGCCGCTGCCGCGATGGCGCAGGCCGCCGCGCCGCCCTTGCCGCTGTCGCAATGACAAATCGACCTCGCACCTGCCACGACGATGGGAGACTGACATGTCCAACAAGCTGAGAACCACGCCGTTCGATCACCTGCCCGAGGATTTCACGCTGGAAAACCTGCAAGCCGCCGGATTCAGCCAGCAGGAAATCGACGCCCTCAATGAAGGCGACGACCCGGCATTTCCGGAAATGCTGAACGCCGCAGAGCCGGAGACACCCGCGCAGCCTGGACACGAACCGGAACCGCAGGCGCCCGCGGCTGCGCCACAGCCGGTGCAGATCGAGATTCCCGACACCGCAGGCGCCGCCGAGAAGCTCGCCCGCTTCGACGCCGAGATGGATGAGATCACCACCCGCTACGACGACGGCGAGATTACCCGCGCCGAGATGCAGGAGCAGCTGACCCGGATTGCGCGCGAGCACGCCGAGGCCAAGGCCGCGCTGGAAGCCGCTGCCGCCCTGCAAAAGGCACAGGAAAGCCAGATGGCGGCCCAGCGTCAGGCCATTGTCCGGCAATGGGAAGCGGCGTGCGAGACATACAGGGCGCAGCACCCGGCGCTTTTCTCCGATGAGCACCTTGCCGGGTTCGATCAGGCCGTGCGCGCCGTGACCGGCGATCCGGGGCTGTCGCACCTGACGATGCAGCAAATGCTGGACCGGGCGGCGGATTCCTACCGCCTGAACTACACCGCGCGCACCGGCAAGGTGATCGGTGCGGCTGCCCCCGCCGATCCCGGCAAGCCGCAACTGCGCACCGATCCGCGCGAGCCGCCGATCCAGACCCTTGCGGGCGTCAACGGCGAGACGACCAGCGACCTGAACGCCGGGCTTTTCGCGGCGATCGACGCCACGGAAGACCCGATCAGGCGGGAGGCGATGATCGCCAAGCTGACCCCATCGCAGCTTGAAGCCTACTTTTCCTGATCTCCCGATGTGGTCCCGCAAGTTGAACCTGCGCCGATGCGAGGAAGCGGTCGCCTATATCGGCAACGACATCAGCGTGCACCTGTGGCGGAACGCCGATGGCGACTATGTCCTGAACATCAACGCGCCGTCCAGCGTGATGCTGGCCTACGAGATCGAGCCGCGCCGCGTCCCGGTTGCGAAGCCGGGCCAGATGTGATAGCAAGTGGCCAACGAAGCGCAGGACGTGCCTCGGTCCCCCCCCCTTTGACTTTGGAGCGCGTCAGTCATGTCTACCACCACCACCGGAGTCAACAGCCCGCAGGCTGTGAAACGCTGGGCCACCGGCCTGGCAATGGATGTGGACACCAAGTCCTACTTTGGCCGCAGGTTCATCGGCACCGGCCCGAACAACATCATCGAACGCAAGGTTGATCTGGAGGACGATGCGGGCGACGAAATCCGGTTCGATCTCGCCATGCGCCTGCGCGGCGACATGACGTATGGCGATGACATTGTGGAGGGCAACGAAGACCCGCTGTCGTTCTATCAGGACACGGTGCGGATCGACCAGGCCCGCAAGGGTGCGTCGGCCGGTGGCCGGATGACCCGCAAGCGCACGCTGCACGACTATCGCGCGCTGGCCCGCCAGTTGACGGGCACCTACATCGCGGAATGGATGGATGACGGCCTGTTCGTCTACCTGTCCGGCGACGCGACGCTGGCCGCCATCAACGCCGACTCGAAGTTCAAGGCGCAATTTGCCGGAAACCCGATTCAGGCGCCCGACAGCACCCATCTGATGTATGCGGGCGCTGCAACGTCGAAGAACACCCTGACCGTGGCCGACAAGATGACGGTCAACCTGATCGAGCGCGCTGCGGTCAAGACGATGACCCTCAACCAGGAGAACGTCAACGCCGTCGACATGACGCCGGTCTCGGTCGATGGCGGCAACTATTTCGTGCTGGTGATGCACCCCTACAACCAGTACGACCTGCGCACGGAAACGGGCGAGGCCGGATGGATTCGCTACCAGCAGGCAGCCGCGACGGCGGAAGGCAGGAACTCGCCGCTGTTCAAGGGCGGGGTTGGCATGATCGCCGACATCGTGCTGCACACGCACAAGCGGGTGCGGCGCTTCGCCGACTACGGCTCGGGCGGCAACGTGGCCGCAAGCCGGTCCCTGCTGATGGGCGCGCAGGCGGGCGTGATCGCCTACGGCGCGGCAGGCAACGGCACGCGGATGACGTGGGTCGAGAAGCTGACCGACGCCGACAATCAGGTATCGATCTACGCCGGGACGATCTGCGGCTGGAAGAAGACCAGATTCAACGGGCTCGACTTTGGCGTGATCGCCATCGACGCGGCCTGCCGGAACCCGAACTGACCCGCCCGGGCCGGGCGCGCAAGCGCCCGGCCTGCCACACCACACGCCAGAGGATGCGATCATGGCTATCATCCAGACTGCGCTTTTCACCGGCATGGGTCGCCCCGGTTGGCCGCCCACGCGGTTCCGTGTCGGGTCGCCCATCAAGTTCGTCCACACGCACACGTTTGCGGCCACGGTGGAGTCGACGGACATTCTGGAACTGTTCGAATGGCCCGCGCACGCGCGCTTCGGCCTGTTCACCGCCATCACGGCCAACGTTGGCGCGATCAACGTCGAAATCGGACCCATGACCGGCACGCTGGGGGATACGGCCGGGTCGCGGGCGCTTGTCACAAACAGGCTCATCACCGCGACAGCCGCGAACACCACGATGGTGTCCACGCTCTTGCAGCGCGTGACCGTCGGCAAGAACGGCGATACGCCGCTTGGTGTCGGCCTCCAGCCCGCCTCGAACATCACCGCCGCCGCGAACAAGACGATCACCTTCGAGGTGGAGTTCTACTGATGGGCGCTGCGGCGCCCGTTCATTCCCGTCCCTGCAACGCGCCGGAGCATCTGCCATGCCCGCATCCATGCTGATCGAGTGCCTGCAACGCCGCCCCACAGGGCAGAACGTCCATTTCACCAGGGACGGCACCGCCTATTCCTTCGAGGACCGTGGCAGCGGCGCGCAGGTCGCGGTGATCGCCGACAGGGAGCACCAGCAACTGTTCCTGTCCATCACCGAAGGGTTCCGGTTCTTCGGCGTCGCGGACGATGGTGCGCCGCCGTCCATCGTGGCGGGGATGCAGCCGACCGGGCCATTGGCCGCCGACATGGAAAGGGCGCAGGCGCGGCGGCAAGCGCCGGTCGCCGATGAGGATGACGGCGAAGCGGCGCCCGCTGCCCCGCGCGATGACGCCCTGCCTGAAAGCCTGCCGGATGAGGCCGCGCTGCAAAAGATGACGATGGGGCAGCTGCGCCTGCAATACACGCAGGAAACCGGAAAGGCGGCGTCGCCAAGAAGCGGCGCGGAGGTTCTGGTGGCGAAAATCCTCGCCAACCGCGAAGCACGGGGCGCCTAGCCCCAACCGGAGGGCTGACGGGTGCCGTACAAGGCCCGGGACGTAATGCTGGATGCCGCGCGCGCCCTTCTGGACGAGGACGCGGTGCGCTGGCCCGCGCCGGAACTGTTCGCCTACCTCAACGACGGTCTGAAGGCGGTGGCAGAGCAAAAACCCAACGCCTGGTCGCAAACCGTCACGCTCCCGCTGGTCCGCGGCACCCTGCAAACGCTGCCCGCCGCCTACCGCAGCATCCGCCGGATCACCCGCAACCTGACCGTGGGGCACGGCGAGCCCGGCGGGCCGGTCGGCGGCAATGCAATCCGCGCCCTGCCGTCCAGCCGCAACATCGACGCGCTCCTGCCGAACTGGCAATCGGACCAATCCACCTTCGGCGCCGAGGTGAAGCATGTCATCTACGACCTCGCCGACCCGCGCCGGTACTACGTGCTTCCGGGGAATGACGGCACCGGAAAGATCGAGGCGGTTGTGCTCGCGCTTCCGCCGACCCTCGCAGCGCCGGTTTCCGGGGCCAATGCCATCGCCAGCTACACCGCCACCATCCCGCTGGGCGACGAATACAAGAACGCCCTGCGGGATTACGTGCTGGCCCGCGCCTACGCCAAGGACGCGGCGGTGCCATCAGCCGAGGCGCGCGCGGCCGCCTACATGCAGATGTTCGTCGCGCAGATTCAGGCGCTGGCCGGAGGCGAAGGCGGCGGAGGTTCGGCCGCAAGGGTGGCGTGACGCATGGCAACCCCGATCCAGCCCATCTCGGCGCTTCTGCCCTACGTGATCCCGCATGTGCCGGATTGCCCCGACCCCACCGCCGAGTTCAACCTTCGCCTTGCCGCCATCGAGTTCTGCGAACGAACCCGATGCTGGCGGCACCTGGCGGAAGCATCGCTCACCGCAGACACGCGCACACTGGCCGCGCCCGCCTTCACCACGATCCATGAGATCGAGCAGGCGACATTCGACGGCCAGACGCTGATCCCGATCAGCTTCACGGATTCCGATCACCCGTCGCTCACAGGGACGGTCATGGAATCCGCCCCGATGTATGTGACGCAGACAGAGCCGGGGCACCTGACCGTGATCCCGTTCCGGCCCGGCACGCTGCGGGTTTCCGTTTTCCTGAAACCGCAGCACGGCACCCAGTTCGGCATGAACCCGGTCAGCCCGCTGTCTGACCCGCTGAACGTGGTGCCGCCCTTCCTCGTCAGCCAGCACGCAGAATGCGTTGCCTTCGGCGCCCTTGCCCGCATTTTTGCCCTCCCCGGCGAGACGTGGACCGACGAGGCCCGTGCAGCCGTCTGTCGCGCGATGTTCGAGGAGAGGATCGCATCGCACGCCAGCGGAAACTTGCGGGGGCAGCAACGCACGCCCATCCGCACCAAGGCGCAATGGGTGTAACCCATGCGGATCGATCTCGCCAACTTCCGCGGCAGCATCCCACGGGTTACAGCTCGCAACCTGCCCGAAACCCATGCGGCAATGGCGATCAACTGCGAGTTCGAGCGCACGACGCTGGCGCCTGTCCGCAAGGCCGGACTGGTCGAGACGCTCAACGCCAATGCCAGCACGTTCTACCGGTTCGGCGAGACGTGGCTCGGATGGGCGGGGCATGTGAGCGTGGCGCGGGCGCCCATTGCCGCCAATCGCATCTACTACACCGGGGACGGGGCACCCAAGGTGCGCGACAACGGCATCGTCTACAACCTTGCCCTGCCCGCACCGGAAACGCCCCCCACGGTCACGAACCTGACAAGCCCGGACCCCGACAATCTGGAGACGATCCTCTACGTCTACACCTATGTCACGTCGCTGGGCGAGGAATCGGCGCCGTCGCCGCCCTCCGAGGCGCTGGACTGGTCGCCGGGCGTCGTGAACCAGATCGCCGGTTTCGAGACGGTCCCCGGCGGGCGCGCGATCACCCATCGCCGCATCTACCGCAGCCAGACATCGGCGGCAGGGGTGACAGGCTTCTACTTCGCCAAGCAAATCCCCATTGCGACCACCTCCACGACCTACAACATTGCCGCCAACCCCCTGAAGGAACCGCTCCAGACGCAAGACTACGACACGCCGGCGGCCGGTCTTTCAGGACTGACAGCCATGCCCAACGGCATGATGGCGGCTTTTGCCGGGAAGGCGGTCTACTTCTGCGAGCCCTGGCAGCCGCACGCATGGCCGCGAAAATACATGCTGACGGTGGACTGGGATGTGGTCGGGCTGGCGTGCTTCGGCGACAACCTTGCCATCCTGACAACGGGATCGCCATACATCGCGCAGGGACTGAGCCCTGACACCATGGCAATGGTGAAGATGGAAACCGGCGTCCCCTGCCTGTCGCGCCGCGGCATCGTGGATGTCGGCTACGCGGCGGTCTATCCGGCACCGGAAGGTCTGGCGCTCATCAGCCAGACCGAGACGCGCATTCTGACGCAGGGTGTATTCACCACCGGCCAGTGGCAGGCGATGGAGCCCGACACCTTCATTGCGGAGCGGCACAAGGGCCGGTACCTGTTCTGCTACGAGGAAGGCGCGCGGGACGTGATCTATGGCGGGAACGCGGATGGCTGGGATACCCCGCCTGCCGTGGATACGATCTACGGCGGCAATGCGGGCGGCTGGTCCGGCGACATGGCGCCGCTGCATGGCGGCAATGCCTTTTCGACCTTCGGCGGCAGGCAGTTCGCGTCGATCGACCTGACGGCGGACCCGCCCGATTTCACGCGCATCAACCTGGCCACGCCCGCCGCCATGTGGCGCGACGAAACCACCAACAACCTGTATTTCCTGGGCGACGACAACCGCAGCATCTTCCTGTGGTCGGACCCCGCCCGGCCCAACGCGCGCTTCCGCTGGCGGTCGAAGCTGTTCTCGAGCGTGTCGCCCATCAGCTTCGGGGCGCTGTTTGCGCGGACAGAGCGCCCCCTGCTGAGCGAGGACGAGTTCGAGGTTCGCGTGTTCGCCAATGATGCGCAGATCGCCAGCATCACCAGGGCGAACCGGATCGCGCGGCTTCCGGCCGGGCGCATGGCCGAGGAATGGCAGGTCGAGATTCTGGCAAATGTCCCTGTCGTGTCGGTGCAGGTGGCGGGCACGATCGACGAATTGCGGGGGGCGGGCTGATGGCTGCAACCCCCGCCGATAGCATCCGCAACGCCAGACTGGACGAACTTCTGGGCACGCGCGGCCCCGGCCCCGAACGCGCCGTCCGCCTGCGCGAACTGGACGCGCTGGTGCGCGGCGTGGTGTTCGATGCGCTGACACGCCCGCGCACCGGCACCGCCATTCCGGTGTTCAGCGCCACGAGCAACGGGCTGGTCCCTGCATCCGGCGGCGGCACGGCCACCTTCCTGCGGGCGGATGGAACCTGGGCCGCTCCGGCAGGCGTGCTGTCCGGCACCGGGCACGTGGTGGTGCCGAACAATGCCATGGAGGCATCCGGCACGCTGGCCGCGCCAGGCGTGACCGCCGCGCATCGCGTGCTGCTGTCGATCGCCCCGCATGATGACAGCGACGAAAACAGCGCCGACATGCTGGACCTTGCGGGCATGTCCGGCCGCGCCGGAACCGGCACGATCTCGGTCACAATGGCGTTCTCCGCCCCATCGGCAGGCCCGATCAAGCTGAACTGGATAGCCCATGCCTAAGTTGTCCACGGACCTCACCAACCGCACGCTGCACCCGCGCGAGACGATCTTCGCCACCGGCACCCTTGGCGCGCTGAACGCCGAGATTTCCATCGCCGCCGATGGCTGCAACACCGTGTCCATCGACCTGCGCGGCACCTTCAACCTCACAGTGGAGATTGCAGGCACGGTAGATGGCACCAACTGGACGCTGATCCCCGTGCGGCAGGTCAACGTCGCAGCGGTCGGCCATGTCGCGGCGATCGCGGGCAGCACAGCGGGCATCTTTACGGGCGATTGCAGCCCATTCCGGCAGGTGCGGGCGCGGGTCACGGCCTACACATCGGGAGCGGCAACCGCGTGCCTCAGCGCAGACCAGGGGCTCGCCGGCCCGTTCTTCGCCCCCACCGCCGCGCGCATCGAGACGGCGGTCGGCGCGGCGTCCGCCAGCGTCACGCTGACCCTGCCCGCGCCGGGCGCCGGGCTCCGTCAATACCTCACATGGCTGTCGATCGACCGCTTTGCCTCGGCGCTGCTGACAGCAGCGGCCACGCCGGTCACGGTGACAACCACGAACCTGCCGGGGTCTTTGGCCTTCTCGTTCGCGGCTGACACTGCCGCGCAGGGCACACTGGACCGCTTTCATGAGGAGTATGCCTTCCCGGTAGCGGCCTCGGCGCAAAACACGAGCGTCACCATCGTCTGCCCGGCCACAACCGGCGTCATCTGGCGTGCCACCGCCGGGTATTTCGTCGCGCCATGACCATGAAAGACTGAGCCATGTCCGAAAATCGCAGAATCCAGATCAGAAACGACACCGCAGCGAACTTCAACAATGTGGCCCCGGTTCTGGCGCAGGGCGAACTGGCGCTGGAGCGCAACACCCGGAACGTGAAGATCGGCGACGGCACGACCGCCTATCCCGACCTTCCTGTGGCCATCCCCGGATCGGGCATCGTGTCGGTGGGGGCGAACCAGACCATCACGGGGGTCAAGACCTTCGATGCCGATGTGATCGTCACGCAAAACCGCAGGATTCGCCTCACCAACGCCTTCGAGCTGACGAACAATGGCGCCGCCAGCATCGTGCGCGATACGGGCGAGGGCGGGCTGGTGCTGGAAACCAACGGACCTGACATCACGCTCCAGACCGAGAGCGGCGAGCTCATGGCCGTGTTCGACAAGAACGGTCCTGTCACGCTCTACCACAACAACACCGTGCGCGCCGCCACCACGGCCAACGGGCTGACCGTGACCGGCGTCCTGCGCGCGACCACGGCGGCCGGAGACTGGATTGCAAACCTCGGCGAAGTGAACGCCGGTACCGTGACCGACAAGCTGGTAACGCCCGCAAGGCTGGAAGATTCCCGCCCCCGCCCGCGATGGGCCGGGCCAGTGACGGCAACAGGCACTGGCTTCAACCTCGTGGGCATCCCTTCGTGGGCAAACATCGTGGACGTGACCTTTTCCGGGCTGTCCTTCGCGGGAAACGACGATCTTCTGGTGCGCCTGGGCACGGCTGATGACATTGTGAGCACCGGCTATTTCTCGCAATACAACAACGGGGCGGTGACGAACCAGACCGGATTCGTGATCCGCGCCGGTCTTGCCTCCCGCGATCTCTACGGCAGCCTCACGCTGACCCGCATGGGCAAGGACATCCACCGATGGGCGGCATCGCACAGCACCATTGCCGCCTCGGATGGCGCGGCATCGGCCGGAACCGGCATTTGCGGGCTGCTTGCCGACGCGCTGACCCGCGTCAGGTTCGTCGGCACCCTCGGCGGCGCCTTCGATGGGGGAACCGTGTCGATGATCTTCCGCCAGTAACCAGGAGAAAGCACCTGCCATGCTGCCCTTCCAACGATCCGATCAGGACTACATTCTGGCCAAGGCGGCGCAGGCCACCGGTTCGACCGGCTGGGCGCGGGATGCCCACGGATTCCTTGCGGTGGACAGAAGCCGGCAGGAACCGCGCGAGGTCGCGGTCGGCGTGTTCCAGCGGTTCGTCGGGGGCGAGGCCGAGTTTCATTTCGCCATGCTGGACGGCCGGTTTCGCCGCGACGTGCTGGATACGTTCATGTGGCTGGCCTTCCATGATCGCGGCGCAGGGCTGGACAAGGTGTGGGCCATCATCCCGGCGCGGAACCGTCTGGCGCAAGCTGCGGCCGTGCGCGCAGGTTTCGAGTTCGAGTATCGCAAGCGCGCTGGCATGGCAGGCGGGGAAGATGCTATTGTCCTGTCCATGAGCAACCCTGCCCGAGCCGCTGCCAGGCTCAGCGAAACGGAGTGAACCGGCATGGGCGGATCGGCACCAGACCAGGACCCGAACATGGGGCGTGCAGCCCTGCTTTCCGCAAGAACGGGCCGCATGATGCTCGACTGGATGCGGGAGCAGGCCAACGTGACCAACAGGTGGGCGGAGGAGGACCGCCAGCGATACCAGGACATCTTCATCCCGATGCAGGACGCCTTCATCAGGGAAGCGGACACATACGATTCGCCGGAACGGATGAGCGCGGCGGCGGATCGGGCGGGGGCGGACGTGGCGCTGGCGGCACGCCAGCAGCGCGGGCAGATGCAGCGGCAGCTGGGCGCCATGGGCATCAGCCCTGCCTCTGGCCGTGCCATGGGCGCCTTCGGCAACATGGCCATGGATACCGCGCTGGCCACCGCGGGCGCCCGCAATCTGGCGCGCAGGCAGGTCGAGGATCAGGCGCGCAACATGCGCGCCGCCGCGATCAACATGGGGCAGGGCCTTGCCGTGAACCCCGGCACCAGCATGGGACTGTCCAACAACGCCGGGCAGGCCGGGTTCGGCGGCGCAATGCAGGGATACGGCCAGCAGGCAAACATCCTGAACCAGGACTACAACAACCGCTATCAGGCATGGGCGGCAAGGCAGGGGATGCTCGGCGGCCTTGCCTCGGGCCTCGGCACGCTGGGCGGGCTGCTTCTGGCGCCTGTCTTTCCGTCGAGCAAGGACGCCAAGACCGGCAGGGCGCCGGTGTCGGGGGCGCTGGATGCGGTCAGGTCCATGCCGGTGGAGCAGTGGACCTACAAGCCCGGCATGGGCGATGGCGGAACGCATGTGGGACCGTATGCAGAGGACTTTCAGGCCGCAACCGGCATGGGCGACGGCAAGACGATCGATGTCATTTCCGCGCTTGGCGTGACCATGGGCGCGGTCCGGGAACTCGCGGACAAGGTCGATGACATGGCCGCGCGGAAGCCCGCCCGCCCGTCCGCGTCCGGGGATGGCCGTCCGGGCAGGAGGGCCTCCGCATGACCGCGCTGGCCGTTGCCACCGGCTTTCTGGACGGCCTCGGGCGCGGAATCGACATGCGCAGGCGGAAGAAGGAAGCCGACGCGCTGAACGCACGGCTGGACGCGCAGACCGAAGCCTACGCGCGCGCCATGGGAAGGCAGACCCCGGCGCCCCGGAGCGGCATGGAGGGCGCGGGCGTCAGCGGCACATGGACCCCGGCACCGCCGGGGCCGAAGCCCACCGATCTGCCGTTTCACGGATCCGTCGGGCCGATGACCTATGACGGGCGGGCGCCGCAGGGCGAATCATCGCTCGGATTCGGCAGCGCAACCATGACCCCGCAGGAAATGCTGATCGCAGGCGCGCAGGCGCGCGGGCTCGATCCCATCGACGTGGCAACCGCGATCTCCTACGAGACCGGCGGGCGGTTCGATCCCATGATCGCGGGGCCGACAACCCGATGGGGCACGCACAGGGGCCTGATCCAGTTCGGCGAGCCGCAGGCGCGGAAGCATGGGGCGGATTTCAGCAGCCCGGACGCCGCGTGGCGATCCCAACTGGACCCGGACACAGGCGCGGTGTGGCGCTATCTGGAAGGCGCAGGGGTGCGCCCCGGCATGGGCCTTCCTGAAATCTACAGCGCCATCAACGCCGGGGCGGTCGGGCGCATGAACGCCAGCGATGCCCATAACGGGGGCGCCCCCGGCACCGTGGCCGACAAGGTGGCCGGCATGGGACCGCATCGGGAGAAGGCCGCGGCCTTTCTCGGCGGGACGTGGACGCCGAACGACGCCCCCGCCACCAAGCGGGCAAAGCTGCGCGCCGAATGGGCAGGATTCCGCGCGGTGCCGGATGAACTGCTCGACTACGCCATCGGCGTGACGGAACAGGCAGGAATGGCCCCGCCGCCGCGCCCGCGCGGCCTGCCCATTGGAGGAACATGATGGTCACAAGCCCTGTATCCGAGTTCGTCGCGGGCCTTCTTGGTGGTGTGACGTTCAGGAAGAACCTCGAAGATCGCAAGAAGGACCGTGAGCGGCAGCAGCGCATGGACGAGATCGTGTTCGGCCGCGATGCGCGCGACCGGGCGGAATGGGACTTGCGGATGCGCGAGTTGCAGCGCGGAATCCGGCTGCGGGATGCGGCGGAGGCCGACGCCATCGCCGCCTACAACGCGACAGTGGCGGCAGGACAGCCGCCTGTGCCCGATCCGGCCATGGGAACGGCCGGGGCTCCTGCCGGTGCAGGCGTGATTCCTGCCCCCGCCGGGGCGCCCGCCGGCGCCCCGCTGACGCCCGGTGCGCAGAGTGTGGCGCGGGTGCTCGGGCTTCCGGTTCCGGGGCTTCCTGACGCGACACAGGCCGATCAGCGCGGCATGGCGTTGCATCGCGCGCTGACGCAGGGAACGGCACAGGTTGCGGTCCCTGCCCCGGCGCAATCCGCAGCCGCTGCCGCAGTCCCGCAGGTGGCGCGGCCTTCCGGCCCGCCGCCCGACATGCCCGGCCCGCTGGTGCCGCCCCCGCCCGACATGCCGCAGGGCTACAGTTACGCAACCCCGCCCGACACCCGGACACTCGGCCGGCGTATTGCCGATGCGGCGGCGCAGGCACGGAATGTTCCGCTTGCCATTGCCGATGACATCGCAGGGAAACTGGCGGCGGCAGGGCAGTATCCATACGGCCTTGTCCTGCAAGGTGCAGGCGCGGGCGCGGCGGCGCTCGGGTTCCCCGAGACCGGAGACATGCTGATCGACTCAGGCCGGAAAACTGTGACGGCAGCAGGCCGCAACTTCCTGTACGGCCTCACCGATCGAATGGGCAAGGCGCCGGTCGACCCGCGCACGCTGGAAACCGCCCCGATTACGACCGAAGTTTCCCCACCGCCGCCAGACAGGACAGCCCCCGTCAGGACAGCCCCCGTCAGGACGGATGCCCCGCCAATGGCATCCCCGACAGCCGAAGCCGATGCCGCAGCCGACGTGGCAGCAATCCGGGAGAGTGCCCCGCCCGCAGCCGTGGACGCGGCACAGGCAGGCGCCGCCGCCGCCACCAAAGGCCTGGGCCTGACCGCCGGAAAACCCGTCACAAAGGCACAACGCGAGCGTGGCGAACGGGCGTTCATCGACCGCTACATGGAGGTCGGTGTGCCCATGGTGATCGAAGGCTACCTGAAACGCGGCGACATCAAGGGCGCCATGGCCTACCAGGAGTTCATGGACGCGCACTCGACCAGAGCCGCCATGCGGGACTACGCATCTGCCATGTTCGACGCTGCCACAGGCAACTTCGACGGCTTCGTGGATCGCATGATGGACCTCTACAACAACGAGGCATACTTTCCCGATGGCATGACGGTGAACAAGAGCAAGTCCCGCATCGTCGAGGACGATTACGGACGGCCGACCGGCGCGCTTCTCGTGATGACCGACAGATCGGGCAAGGAGACCGAGCGAATCGTGACCGCCGACGACATGCTGGCGCTCGGGGCCACCATTCTTGCTCCCGAAAACGCGGCAACCTACTGGATGGAGCAGCGCAAGGCGGCAGCCGAAGCGCAGCGCGGCATTGCGGAAGCGCAGCGCGGCATTGCGGAAGATGCCCGGAAGGCGGCAGCAGAAGAAGCAGCAAACCTGCGCGACATGGCGCTGGAAATCTTCAAGGCCAAAAGCGCGCTGGACCCGAACTACACGATGGCGCAGGCAATGCAGGAAGCGCAGGGCGCTGTCGGCGTTGGCTCCATTGCCCGGCCCGATGCCGCGCCGCCCTACGTCCTGTATCGTCCGCAGCCCTAGCACATCCTTGCCGCCACCCCCTGCATGAGGTAGGGTGCGCGCAGGCTGCCGCAGGATGCAGCGCCGTTCGCTTTGCCTGATGGGGACAAGATGGCGCGCGACATTCTCGGCTTCGGACTCCCGCAACTGCAACCGCAACCGCAGGCACTTGCCCCGCAGGATGTGCGCGCCCGGCTTGAAATGCTGTCGAGGCAATACCGGGTGCCGGTCAACGTCCTGATGGCGATCGAGGAAGCGGGCGGAAAGGCGGATGCCGACGCGCCGGTGCTGGGCCGGAACATTGCGGCCGGGACGCCGCTCGACGCCCTGGTGCCGCCCGAGGTGATGAGCCGGGCCTACGACATCGCGGATCGGCTTTACCCGCGTCCTCCCGCGCCCGAGGCGCCGAAGAGCGAACCCGGCATTGTCGGCGACTTCGGCCGGATGCTGGGCGGATCGCTTGTCCGGGGGACCGGGCTGGGCATCAGGATGCTGGGCATTGCGGCAGAGGAAGCCGCCACCGGCGGGCAAGGGCTGCCCGCTGGCGCCGAGCCGACCATTGCGCGGCAGATCGCCGACAAGGCTGGCGCGGCCGTTGCGGGCTGGGGCGAGGCGATCCAGGGAGGCGTGTCGCAGGCCACCAGGGACGCGCTGGCCGATTCGCAGCCTGACGGACAGATCATGGAGCCGTCAACGTGGACGATGGGCAAGGATCCCTCGCTGCGGGGCTATGCCATGCTGGCGGCCGATGTGTTCGGTTCGTTCCTGCCGGTGGCTGCAACGGCCTTGCTCACCCGCAGCCCGGCCGCGACGGCGGCGGTCGGCGCGGCCATGAGCGGCGGCCAGGGGGCCGACACCGCCCGCCGGATCGTCATGGAAATGGCTGAACAGACAGCCCCGGACGGCCAGCCGCTGATCGCCAGGGAATCCGCCTATTACCGCGAACTTCGCGCGCGCGGCATGGACCACGACACGGCGGTGGAAACAACCGCCCGCGCCGCAGAGCGGATCGCCGGACTGCAAGCCGCAGCCGCAGGTGCTGTCGGTGGCGCCGCCACGGAAGAAGTGTTCAGCAAGGGCGCCGCGGCGCTGGCGGGCAGGAACGCGGCAGCACGCATTGCCGGAACCGCGGCGCTGTCCGGGCTTGAGGAGGGCGTGCAGGAAGCGGGCGAGACCATCGCCACCCGCAGCGGGGTCAATCAGGCGGCCGGCACGAATCTCGACCCCATGCAGGGAACGTTCGGCGACGCGCTGATGGGCGCGATCGGCGGTGCGCCGTTCGGTGCAGCCGCTGGCGCCTT